AACACGCCTCTGAATTTCCCCGGAAACCTCCCAGAAAATTGTTTCCCAGTCCTTGGCGGCTCCCTGTATGTCCCCCTTGGCCCCGCTGATGGTTTCATGGGTGTCGATGCCCAGCAGTTCCAGAATACCGGCCTGTTCCTTGGTGGGGCTGAAAATCGCATCTTCAACTTTTCGTTTAGCGGTCATCCAGTCCTGGATTGTGATCTCCCCGACTGTACTGAAAACGCCCTCATATCGCTGGTAATCCTCCACGCTCATTCCCAGCATTTTGGCAGCGGTGGCCACGTCATCAGCCCAGGCGGCCCTGTCCATGACATTTTTAAATAGGGCCTGTCCCAGGCTCACAGCCTTTTTGGCCGCGTTTTCAAGCCCGCCGGTGATGGAATCAATGCCGCTGATCACCTGTCCGATGCTCATCTTTTTGCTGATGCCGTTCACGCTGGCCGTCAGCTGATCCGCGCCGGATGCCGCTTCCATCTCCCCGCGCTTCAGCTGATCCAGGGCGCTTGTGGTGCTGAACATCTGGGCTTGGGCCTTGTATAGCTCGCTCTCCATTTTCTGGTATGCGGTGCTGCTGGGATCCACGCCCTGGCTTTTCATCTGCTTCAGCGCGTTTTCCGCGGCCTTTGCGGCCCGCTGCTGTTCCTGCAGCTGCTTCTGCAGGATCCGGGTTTTGTCCGCCATATAGGTTTCTTTGTCCCCGGTGGCCTTGTATTGCGCCTCGCTCTTTTTCAGTTCATCGTCCAGTGTTTTGACGGATTGCCGGGCCTGGCTCATTGCGTTTTTGTATTCCGCAATTCCGGTAACCCGCATCTCTGTATTGATAGCCATTCCCGTCACTCCCTCTTGATGCCGTGCATCATATCGTCATAGCTCCGCCGGCGCACATAGCAGTCCAGGATCTCCCCGGGCATCAGTTCCAGGCATTCCGTCCGGCTCAGTCCAGAAATCAGCCCGTAGGCTGTCACCGCCCGCGCGGTCAGTCTGTTTTCCCGTTTTTTTTTCGGATTTCAATCAGTCCCAGGTCAATTTCCCGTTCGCTGCTGTCATCCGTTTCCATGTACCACCCGGCGGTCAGAACCCCCAGAATGGCAATTTTGTACCCCATCATATCGTGTAAAGAAATGTGGTCCATCAGCCAGTCATCCGTCAGATCCGGTTTTTCCCCGTTTTTCTCCGCTGCCCGGTTTCCCAGGATCCTCAGCGTTTTGACAACCAGCCGCGTGTTTTTCGCGTTTTTCAGATTGTTGATTTTGTCCCGCAGTTCATCCCAGTCCAGTCCCAGCTCGTCCTCAATGGTGATTTGCGCCCGCAAATCATAAGCCAGCGGGATATCAATTCCGGAAATCCGCACGCTGGCACCCTTCACCATGGCCGGCGTGATTTTTTCCGCGTTTTCATTTCCCTCTTTCAGCTCCAGATTGACTTTTCCAACCTGTTTTCCGTCCATCCGTCCGTCCGTCCTTTCAAATTTCCATCAGATAGAAATTTCGCCGGGGGCAGCTGCCCGCCCCCGGTGAATTGTCCACGGTTCTCAGAGATTGGCCTTTTCCTGCAGCCACGCCTGGGCCGCCGCGAACGTGGTGAAAGTTTTGGGGATCACATAATGCGCGTCCCCGGTGCTGTCCACCACCGCGCCGATTCCGGTGATGTTGCTGGTATCGTGCTGCCAGTCAACAGATCCGTTCGGTTTCGTCCTGGCGTTGGCATAGCTGCCCAGCTGAAACTTAGCCTTGAGGAACCAAAACGCCCGGAATTTCCGCACGCCCCTGTCCAGGCAGTCCTTGATGTAGCCAAATCCATGCTCGGGGCTTGCCGCGCTTGTGATGGCGTATTCATTGCTCTGGCTGTCCAGCGGCCATCCGTAAAGTTTCGCGGCCACAGCTTCCTCAATGAAATTGTTTTCAATGCTTCCGCTGTATCCGCTGATCCCGTTGTCATTGTCGATGACAACATCGTCCCCCATGTCGGGGTTATCGTTCGTGTTGAACGTGATATCCGCCGCCACGGACGGGCCAACCTCGAACCCCTCGCCGTAGGTGATGGGGTTTCCGTCCGTGTGGCTCTGGACCGGTGCGGCAACCATGTATTTCATTCCCACGCCTGCCATGTTCGTTTCCCTCCTGTGTTATTATTTGGTGATTTTTTCAATCAGTTTTTCCGCGGTTTTTTCCATTTTCTCCTGGGCCGGTTTCCTGGATGCGCTGGCGGCTTTCCGGAAAATGGGCTGTTTCTTCATGAAACTGGTTCCGCTGTTGATGGCGTTGGCAATCAGCTTAATGGCCTTTGGTTTTCCGTTCACGTCCCGGTAACCTTCCGCCGGGCCGATCACGGTGAAAACCTCGCTGCCGTTTTTGCTGAATTGTTTAATGCCGATGCTGCCAACCAGCGCGGCCTTTTCCTCCGGCGTGGGCAGGCGCAGCTTTCCCTCCGGAAACGGAAATTTCATCCGTTTCGCCTGGATGCCGTTCACCGCCTTCGTGTATTCGTCCGCCACAACGCCCGCGCCCTCAAACATGGCCTGAGCCGCGATGTTCCCGGCTTCCGCTTCCAGTTTTCCCAGCATGGCGGAAAGTTCATCCGTGCCGTTGGTTTTCATTCCTCCCGGCATGGTCATTCCTCCGTATCAAAAACCCATTCCCAATGGAAAAGCCCGGTTTCCGGTTCCCATCCGTAATGATTCAGCCGCCACGAACATTCAAAATATTCATCCAGCAGCTGCTCAATATCCAGCTGGTATCCGTCCCCGTGTTTTTTCCGGCTGAACAGGTCCACGGATCCCTCCCAGGCGCGTCCCTGTTTCGCGTTGTCCCCGCTGTCCGCTCCCGGTTCAAATTCCAGGGCATAAACCAGGTAATGGTCAGCATCCGGGCGGGTGGTCCATGCGTTTTCCGCCGCCGGAATCCCGGCGATGTCCGCCCATTCCGTCAGCGCGGCACAAAAATTTTCGTACTGTTCCGGCATGGTTTACCCTCCAACTTCAGCCGCCGCCGGCCTGGGATTCCCGGCGTTGATGTTCTCCCGCTGGATGGTCAGCAAAACGCCGTTTTCCTCTCCGGTTGCCACCCGCAGCACATCCCAGCGTTTTCCCTCGTATTCCAGCGTTCTTTCCTCGTTGTAATCCTTATCGTATGGAATCAGCAGCCGCTTTTCTGCCCGCAGTCCCTGGCCCATGGCCTGATAGGTTTCATTCATGCCAACGGTTGTTTCCGTGCATTTGACTTCCCGCCGGATTTCCTCAACCTGGCTGCCGGCCTCGTGGGCGTCCGGATTAAACGCAATCAAAACACAACTCGTGTTTTTATACATCTCAGCCGTCCCCCTCTGCCGGATTCGTTCCCGGATCCTCTCCCGGATCCTCGCCGCCGTCCGGTTCGCCGCTGTCCGGTTCGCCGTCATCCGGTTCCGTGGGATCCGTGGGATAATCCGTATAATCCCCGCTCAGCCGCAGGCTGCCCTTTAATGACTCGTAGGCCTTTTCCAGCTTGTCATAGTTGGGCGGATTCCCGATCCGCATCTGGCAAAACAGGATGATGGCATCCGTCACCAGCGGGTCCGTCAGCGTGCTGCGGTCCGTCACAATGCCCGTTTCCGCGTCAATGCTGATATCAATCGTTCCCGGCAGGATGATCTCCGCCGTCCGGCTCAGGTCCAGCGCCGCGGCACGGATCTGGTCCATGATCTGGAAATCATAGGCGTTCCCGCTGATGGGCAGATTCCGCTTAACCTCTGCAAACATGCTGATTCCTCCGATATTATTTCCGTTTTGTGGCCGTCCGGCGCTTTTTCGGTGCCTCCGGTTTTTCCGGTTCCGCCATGGCCGTTTCCGGGATTTCCGGCGCTTCCATGGCCGCCTCCGGGGTTTCCGGCGCTTCCGGTGCCGCGTTCCCTTCCGGGGTTTCCATCACAGGCACCGCGCTGCCCACGCTGAAAAGGTGACGGGCAGCCGCCGGGGAAACCTCAATGGTTTCCCCGGCTTCGTGCCAGATCATGGCGCGGCGGATCAGTTTGACCTTCTCCATTGATGCCCTCCGTCATCAGGACGGTTTCTTGACGTTGCAGATCATGCCGGGGCGGGTCACGCCATAGCCGGCATACTGGCGTCCGTGAACCTTCACCATGTCCGCCTCGGCCTCGCTCAGGTCATCCCATTTGGTGGCCACGTTGTCCCCCTCGGGATAGTTCACATGAGCGGCCCGCAGATCGCCCACGATGGCGTAAACCTTGCCGGCGGCGGCGCTGGTGTAGTCCGGCAGGTTGCTGCTGTAGAGAACCGTCAGGCCCTCATAAGGATCCATAGCGAAAGCCGCAGCGGCCCGCGCCTGGTTAAACAGGGCGCTGGTTTTCCGGTTGATGATGACCACCACGTCCCGGGCATGCTCAGTCAGTTCCGCCAGGGCATTGCCGATGGTGGTGATGCCGGGGGCCTCGGTGATCTGCGGAATACCGATGGCGCTTGTGGTGCTGGCAGCGGGTGCGTTGGCGATGGCATCCAGCAGCTGTTTTTCCAGCTGTTCAATAACGCGCTGGGTCAGTTCGTCATAGATATAGCGGACAAACGCCTCGCCGCCCATGGCCACGATTTCATCAGAAATCCGGATGAATTTCTTGATGTTCACCGGTTTCAGTTCCACAATGCCCAGGGTCAGATCTTCCTCGGTGATGGCGGTATCGCCCTCATCATGAACCTGCGCGGGATCCGCGTCCAGTTCAAACGGGACTTTCAGATTGCCGCGGATATAGGTCTTGTTGATCCGCTTCAACACCTCATTGGATTCCCAGGCGGTGGCGATGATGGAATCCACCACAACGGGAACCGGATACTGTCCGTTTTCCGGCGCGTTGGTGGTCAGCAGCGCCCGCACTTCCGTAGCATCATTGGTAATGATGTACTTTTTGAAAGCCTCCGCATAGGCGGCGGATCCGCGGATCTCGTCCACGGTCTGGCTGCGGGTTTCCGCCTGGCGGCTCTCCACGGTGGTTCCGATGCCGGCAGCTCCCGCGGCAATCTGCTTCCGGGTTTCCGCAGCAGCTGCAGCGGCGTTCCGGATTTCGTCCGCGTTGGCCCGCAGCTCATCCATTTCAGCCTTGAGGGCGGTCAGGTCCGCGCCTTCCTGTTCCATTTCCGCCAGAATCTGGGCTTTCCGGGTTTCGATTTCCTGCATGGTCTTGAATTTCATGATTAGATACCTCCTGCAATTATTTTGATTTTTTCCTTTTCCCGCGCCCGGGCCTTGGCGGCCTCGATCTCCCCGCGAACCTCGGCAATCACTCCCTCGCCGTAGTTCCGTGCGCTGATTTCAGTCGCGTCATTGGCTGGCAGTGACACGGCGGAAACATCATATTCTTTGACCACTTCCAGAATGGTCCGGTGAACGTCAATCCGTCCGTTTTCTTTGTCCTCGATGATTTCCCGCTTTTCTTTCCCGGCCCGGAATCCGTGGCTCATTTTCGTGGTGTAGCCGCCCCGGATTTCTTCCAGCAGCTGCCTGCCGATTCCCGTGCCGCCTAGGTAGGCCCGCATGTGCAGTCCGTGATCATCGGGTCCCAGCTGAAGGGTTTTGTTTCCGCCCCGGGCGAAAACGCGCCCCTGGTGGTCGTACTGCATGATCACGTCTGACATATCACAGTTGTCAAACGCGTGGCGGTCAAATTTCTCAAATACCCGGTATTCCCCGCCGTCATAAAGCAGATACTCATCCCAGGTGGTGGCGTAGCCCTCCACAATGTCCTGGCCGTCCTCCAGCGTCCGAACCTCCATTTTCTGGATGCTGATGTCCCGGTATTCACGATTTTCAAGTCTGACCGGCATTTTCGTTTTCCTCCGTTTCTGTTTCGTCCTCGTTTACGGTTTTATATTCGCCCCGGGCAAAAACCTGGCTGCCATAGGGTTCCGGCAGCGGTGGCAGGTTGAAAATCTCCCGGCCCTCGTTGCGGGTGATCAGTCCCCGGTCCCCCATCTGGGT